TACTTTGAGCGTATAGTTGCCCCCTGCGGAATCGAAATCTAAGGTAACGGTCTTTGGTGCGGCAGAGTTTTTATCTGATGCGACTTTTACGCCGTTACGGTATATCTCGTACACAACGTCATCAAACGCCGTATCGCCCATGTCGTAAGTGAAAGTAACCGAAGTGTCGGTGTGTGACATTGCACTTATTGTGGGTGTCTTGGGTGCTACGGTGCCCTCGCCGATGCTCCACCAATCACTGTGGATACCGTTGTAGGTAGAGTACAAATAAAACTCGTATCTTCGTCCGTACTTCAGGGTGTTCATATTTAATGTCTTTGTTGAATAACTTCCTCTGCGAAAGTCATAGTAATCGTCTACATCCTGATCCGCCATGTCCTTCAGATGCGCCTCAAGCCGATAATACTCTCCAGACGTATTTAGTCCTGACACATCGATCTTAAATCCGCCGTTTACTCTCCGAATGTTTGAGTATTCCGGATTGTTTGGCAGGCTAAAACTCGGACTACCTTCGGCTGATGGGTTTGTGTACCGGAAAGACAGTCCACTTGACTGCTCCTTTTGTGTTGTGGGTATCTCGGTAGCGTATATTGCGCTGATTTTGTATGCCCGCTGATTCTTGTAAATCAACGGCAGGGTGTCGGGAAGGGTGTATCCGTCGTAGCCTGTCACCACACCCTCGGTTGCATTTATTTCAAAAAACAAGTCTGGTGAGCTTGATGAAAGCGCACCGTAACTGTTGTAGTAGTTTGTAAAGTGTATTCCTGATCCGTATGCGGAGTCGTATTCGTAGAGATCGCTCTTTTCACCCTTCAGGTAACCTATGCTGTATAGGATCCTGATTACGTTCTCGTCTCGTGTCCAAGGCTCCCCAGGCGGGCCGCCAAGGGTTTTTCCGGGGTAAGAAATCTCAGAAAAAATTGTGTTGTTCAATCCGAACTGGTCATATCCCGGTCCCGATGCTTCAGTCAACTCCTCAAACACAATGCCCTGAAAAGCAGGAGTGCAATAGTTAAATGGGTAGCGGCTCTCACAACAAATTTTAACCCTTGCCTCAAGGATACCGTCTCCCCAGTACTGCGTCTCCCATGTGCCGCCGAACAACTGTGTTTCCTGTGTTGTCGTATCGGGATTATATCCCCACAATTGCTCGTGTGTACCGACAATGACCGTCATCTGCCTGGCATTGTCTGCGGTCGTGCTCCCAAGTTTAAATGTTACCCCGGCAGACTCGACTAAACCATTCATCCATGATATCCACTCATCTATTCTTGCGGATATTTCAGATTTGTTCGTAGTGCTCATATATGTGACGGAGACATATACTGTTCCGGGTGCCCACCGAGTCGTGCCTACTGGAGCCATAGCGCTCCCTATGGCGTGCGTCTCATAATTGGTTGCGCAAACGTGCCAAAACAGGTTTCGTGTGCTTTCATCATACGGACACCGGCTATCCAGTTTTGATGCGTTGTCCGGGCAGTCAATTTTAAGACAGTAATACGGATAACTTGTGCTGTAGGACGGAACTGTAGTATCTCCGTAGATATCGCTGTATGGGTGTTCCGGCGGTGTAACATTTGAACAGTAATATGTTCGCTTGATCTCAGTATAGGATTCTGATCCGTCACTTTTAAACCAACTCAGCCTGATTGTGTAGGTTTTTCCGGTGGTAAGCCCGGTGATGCGGACGTTGTGCAGGTATGCATCAACATCAGTGCCGGAGTTAGCGCCATCATAAGACGCCCCAGGTACCGTGATGCTCCACCGGGAGTAGGCAGTATAGTTTTCCGCCCTTGTCATAATCACGTAAGCCGAGCCGTTTGTATCGGGTTTGAAGTAAAACAGAAAGTTTGTGACGGCAGTTCCTTCTCTGCTTGCCCTCGTAATTGAACTGCCGCCGCAGGCTTTCTGTGGTTTGGAGTTTGCATAGTCCATAAAATCACCTACCCGAATATTGCAACAGGTGCATTTTTACCGAAAGACACCGTGTCGCAATCAGAAAAACTCCAATCGCCGGTCGCATATACACTTTTTATGTTAAGCGTGCTACCGCCTACCGGGTGGAGCGTACTTCCTCCGGGAATGCTGAGAGGCCCCCATTGCGCAACCACAGCCCCTGTATACATCACTTCAATGCTCTGCGTTGAACTGTTTAGCCGCACTCCGTCGCCAAACTCATTCTCGGAAGTTCGGATGTCTATTCCGGATATCGTGCCACCTGAAATCAGATCGCCCGACACAGAAACGGTATCGCCTATGAGTTCAAAACCCGAAGCGGTCTGTCTAAACATGGTTGACAGACCACTCGCAGGGTACTCCGTCCACTTGTTGGTCACGTCATTGAAATAATAATACGTGTCGTTGTATAAGCACAGCATAGACTGTTCCTTGGTGGATGTGTTCGATGCCGTCGGTCTTGATGTCCTCGTAAAATAGGCGGATATGTTTTTACTCACTATGCTTTCAATTTCTTCCGCCGTCTGTTTTATAGTAGAGGTAAAAGTGGCATTCGTTACATAATCGTCACCGATCAGAGGCGTTACAAATTCCTTTGTGACAGTGCTTTTTATCTGTTCGGCTGTTTGCTCAATAGTGGAATACTTCTTGAGTTCTGCATGTAAATCTGTATCGCTTACCATGGTGCGGATGGCATCGGCGGTTATCTCGATCTGAGCTTTCATGTCATCCTGCTCCGCAGTGAAGACATTGCTGAAGTTCTCTTTGTCGAGGTTGTATATGGTGTCATTATATTTTCGCATGAATATCGCAACCTCATCCCGAAGGCGTTGTACCTCGTTTCGGAGTTGTTTGAAATCCATGCGATTGATGTCCATATCAGACATACAAATCACCGCCATTTTCCATAATTAACTCTAATTCGTATAATTTTACATAATTCGAGCCGGAAACATGGAGTTTTATTCCGTAATTCGCTGTCTTACGAAGTTTAACTCTGATCGCCTTCTTCCCGGATCCCTCGCTCGTATAGACAAGTTGAGAGGATGCGGCATCGAATTGCTCATCGTCATACAGCACATAGACGTTGAGATGTGCGCCAGGTGCGATGTCGGCAAGCATCTGTATCTTTTTGAGATGCTTAATGTCCACCGTTTCACTGGTGATGAGGTCTGTTTCAAACTCCCAAAGATGGTCATACTCGCCCGAATCCAGTCGATACACATATCCATCCTCACAAAGCATGTACATTCCGGATTTATTGTGCGCAAAGTTCAATACCGATACGCCTATGCTCCGTTCAGACCACTGGTCCACGACAGTGTCGTACACGAAGAATCGTTTTTCTCCCGCCGCAGTTTCGCAGTACAGGTAATAGCACCTGCCGTCAGTGCCGGAAACGGCATTTACATATTCCGGCATATCAAGGAAATAACTTATAATTCGAGGGTTGGAGCCTGTGTACACCTTTACGTTATCCTCGGACACGAAAATCAGTTTACCATCGACATCCTGTATGGTTCTGTTGTCTATGGCGCCTTCTGCGTATACGTCCTGAATGCGGAAAGGGTTTTTGGTGCTGTATATTTCATGCATAAAATCACGCTTGAAACACACAATATGCCCCTGAAAGTTTATAATCCCCGTAAAGTTGCCGCCTGCTTTGGTGTTTGACTGTGCAGGAGAACACCAAGCGTTGCTCTCGTTGTACTCATCGATAGTATCCAGTGTCCAGTTCGTGTAGTCATTAAACCCACTTGCATACACTCGATCATCATCGACACCAAACAGACGTGACATATGCACTGCCACATATTTCAATCGAGGGCCGCCTGGGGGAACGCTAAGTTTCCACACCTTTTCTTCTGTGTCCCACTGATATACGTCGTCATTGTATTCGTTTTTTTGGTATTTGTCCTTGTCTGCACCCGATGGGGGCAGGTATGGACTCTCACTGTTTGTGTATACATTGACTTCTGCGTTGAGGTCTTCCACAACAAAGTCGTCTTTCTTAATATCAAAATCCATCGACTTGCAGTCGGGATAGATCAAGAGTTTCTTCACATACTTTCCTGCCAATCGCAGGTCGGCCGGGGTGTCATATACGTTGAACTGCACGACGCAACGAGGATACTCGTCATTCTCATCTGCCCCGCCGTTCTGCAAAACCCCTGTGCGCTTCAGATACCCGTTAGCGTCTGCGTCATACTTTAGGTAGTCGATGTAAAGAGACGTGCTTTTCCGGTATATGATCAGCAGGAAGTCGTCAAACCCGAATAGGCTGATGGGGTGATCATATTGAGAAAAGAGGCGTGTTGGAGATGGAGAGGGCGAAAGATACGGAGCATCAAGGGTGGAGATGTTTCGCTCCATCGATAATGCTCCGGAATCTGTGGTTTGCCTGTAGTTTAATCCTGCCCAAGACCGTTTGGTCATTCGGTGACTCTTCCGGATACTCGGAATCGGCATCTGCAGGTAGGTGAGTTGGTTTTCTTTTTTCTTTGCCATAAAACCACCTCACATTCCAAACGTAGGCCGTTTGCCATCCACCCAAGCCCTGAAGGTTTCCAGTAAGACGTTATAGTCGTTGAGCCATTTTGCGGCAAGAGCGTCCTCGTTTGCCACTTTGTACGCCTCTCCACGCAATTTGGCCTTCACCAGGTCAACAAACTCGATCGGAACCATCACGTTTTTTGTACTGATGTTAGCCGCTGTTTTAAGTTCGGGCTTCACAAAATAGATAATGCACACCTTGGCGGGTTTATGCGCCAAGTTTATGCCGATATCGACGCCCATTTTGTAATATGTGTCGTCAAAGATAACGCCGCTTGCGGCAGTTGATTCAATAAGTTGTGTTTGTTGATCTGCGTATGTGGCGTATACGCACCATATATCTTCATATCTTACGTCGTTTTCGCCGTTTGGCACGCTAAGGGTATCAACACCTATGACAGCGCCATTAACGCCGTCAAGTTCAATTTTGCCCTGCTCCTGAATGATTTCAGAGTATAGTAACTGTTCCAAAGAATTCAGCCACAGTATGTAACTCTCTGTAGGAATATCAGGTGCGATATCGGCCTCGTTAACTATCTGATCAATCAGATCAGAGGCTTTTATTCCACTGTCGAACATATTACCACCTCATCCTTTTTACTCTTTTGCCCTTGGCGTTGTCGTTCCAATACTTCAGGTAAGCAAGCCGTGCTTTTCTTATAAACTCGCCTTTGTAGGCTTCGTTTTCACCGGCTAAGAATAAAATATTGTCAACGATGGCGTTGTGATATAGCGGTAACACCTGTACGCTGTCGGACAAAGTCTTCGGCGGTGTGTATTCACCCTTTGACTCAAACACAAAACCGTCGTGCAAGGTATTCAGTTCATTTACAGTATCATTGAAATAGTTAAAGAAGCGTCTTTGCTCAAGGGGAATAACTAAATTCACTTTCTCAAAGATTTCAAGTAAGGTCATTTCTTATCACCACCGGTTAATTATTTTGGTTCAGCAAGTGCCAATGTTCCGCCTGCAGAGGCTTATTTACATCCCCTGCAGGCGGAAGACCGACATTCTTTTATAAGTTAGTGCTCAAGCCGTAAAACGGCACTCAAGCGACATATCCGACGTTGGTAAGACGGATGCAACCGCCGGGGTTGGTGCAGATCAAGTCACCGTAGTTAGCAAGCAGTGCTCTGTAGATGCTCTGACCTTCCATCAGGTTGAAGATGCCACCACCCTGCAGGTCTGCGAAATTCCACTCCTGCGCATGGAGTTCCAGGCAAGAAGTATCGACGCCCCACATCTCAGTAGCAGGAACAAAGCTCTCGTTTACGATATCAATCTCTTTGTTGCCAAAGATAAACTTGATCGCTTTAAAACCGCCCTGGATGGTGTGAGACATATCCTCAACACGGATGTTGTTTACTCTCAGGTAATCCACGTAGTGGTCGTAAGCCTCATCGCCGGCAAGGATCAAGTCGATGTTGGAGTTCTTGTCGTTTTTAGCGGCTCTCAGAACTTTGGTGATGATACCATCGCTGATGTCATCGCCGCAGTCGTGAACAACGGGAACAAGATAAGGATTGTCTGCTTTCTTCACGCCATACAGTTCGGTAACGGTGTTGTCGAAGATAGCACCGAGACCGGTGATCTCTCTGTTGTAAGAGTTCTGAACGGTGATGAAGCCTGCCTTGAAGGTAGCCGCATCGCCACTCAGTGTAACCTTTTTGCCTGCACGGTCTACGCTCACGATTCGTCTTGTGGATGCAGGAACCTCAGCACCGGTCTCGTATACGTCAACGATCAGGCCCTCTTTCAGGTAGGCGGTGTCTGCCACGTTAACAGTATTGCCTGCAGCGCCAAGCGCCTCAATATTAGTCAGGATACCGGTACCATTGCCGAACAAAGCACGGCCAGTGTTCCATTTTGCAGTCTCATAAGCCGCTTTTACTTCGGTGTCAAGTGCGTTAGCCATAGCACCGCCGGAACCGGTCAGTCTTACGGCTTTAGCGGAAATGCAGATGTTTACATACATATCCTTCGCACGAGTCTCGAAGCGTTCAAACTTCACGTTACCTGCCGCAGGAGTAGCCGCACCTTCAGCGCCAAAGCCAAAGCCGCCGCTAAGACCAACAGGTGCAGTTGCCACGATCTTGTCAGATTTCAACGGCACTTTCTTGACTTTGGACAGCAGGGCAGAAGGCTCAACGCCAAGTTGATTCTTCCATACCGGCAAGTAGTTTTCTTTCAACGCTTTTTCAAACGTTTTCAGTGTCTGTGCATTCATGAATTATCATCTCCTAAAAATTTGTTTTGTGGGATCAGCCCATTCCGAACATCTTTTTGGTTCGTTCAGAGGCGTCGTCCCACCCTTTGGGTTCTTCATTTATATCGAGTGCCGCATTTACCGCACCGCTACTTGCAGAAAACGGAGGCACTTGCTGACTGTTCTTCACCTGGTCGATTCTCTGTCTCTCAACCATCTCCTGAAACTCAGGGTTTTTGTTGTAGAGATCCATCAATTCGTCAGGTGTGAGTTCTTTCGGCTCAGCAGGCGGGTTGTTCATGGAGTTAACACCCATAGCAATGGCATATGCTGTTATGTACTTCTCATCAAGCGGAACAGCATCAGACGAAAGGGCTTTGTTGTTGGCGATGATTCTGTCAAGTTGAGGAATCATCCCATCGATGCCTTTCAACTCTTTCACCTGCCCCAATGCCGAAATGACATCGTTCTTCTCTTTGGCGTACTTTGCTTCGTTGGCCTGCTCAATAACCGGGGCAAATTCCTTCATAAACGCCTGGCGGTTATAGTTTGCCATGTCTTTGGCGTATTTCGCCTCTGCCGCTTTGACTGTTTCCTCATCAGCGAAAGCCAAAGATGCGATATCCAATACAGGGGGCTGAAGTGCTTCTTCCACGATCTCCTGTTCATTCTGACGGGAAAGTTCGTCTACAGTACCCTGCAACATCGCATTTTTCTGTCTCTCAGCCTCAAGTTGTTGCATGACGGACTGAAGTTCTGCGTCTTTCTCTGCGGCAACCTGTGCGGCAATTTCTGCCGTCTGCGCCGCCTCACCTAATGCTACCTGCTCCGGCGTAGCGTCTTCCTGAGTAGCAGGTGCAGTGGATTCCTCTGCAGGAACCTCGGTGGTCTGTGTTTCTTCTGCGCCGGAAGTATCGGCAGGAGCCTCTTCGGCATTTGCTTCGTCTATGGCAATCTGATTATCCTGCTCAAATAACTCTTCCGTGGCCTTATTTGCCTCATCAAAAATATTAGGCATGGTGTTTCACTCCTTTACATCATCTGTCCCTGCATAGCAAGGAGTTGTTTTTTCTGTTCTTCCTGTTCTATGGTCTTCTTATGGTCTTTGATATGGCTCTCAAGAGCCTCGGCGTATTCGGGCTTTTTCATCTTCAATAATTGGAAATCCATCTGAAGAACAAAACGAAGATGTTCTTCTACATGGATTTCATGCTCGTCAAAGTCAGATACCTTGGGAATCACGCCGTTCTCGAAAAACACGTTCTCTCGCTGAGCCGCCTGCATCTGAAGCAGATTGATGTTCATAATATCTGAGTAGTTGCCTATCTTCATAAACTCTAAGGCACGCTGTTTTACTCTTTCCGGGATTCTGCCATCCTTGTCAGTAAAGAGTCCCATGTTATAAGCATCAAAGAATCGCTGTTTCTGCACTTCTTCGCTCATCAGCAGTTCATTTTCGGTGACATAGTCGACATCGTAACTATTGATGTCGTCATTGCACCAAACCAGGGCTTTAGCGATATTGTTGTTGCCAACATAGTTCACAATACGCTTGGTTGTGGCATACCGCTTGTACATCTCAAGCCACAATATTGAGAGTTTTTTGTGCGCATTTCGGATGTGATCGCCTGTAAGCGACATTCTCGTGCTGTCGATCTCCACAAGGGTGTCAAGCGCTCTTCCGGATGTAACGCCAGTAGGTGTTGCGCCGTTCACCATAAGTTGAGATGTTCCGGCGACATACTCCATGTCCGCTTTCAGATTGTGGCGTTCTGCCATGATTTCGGACGGGAGATTGCCGTTTGGAATCGGGACAGGGGGGTTGGCACCATCCCTGTACACAAGGAAAGCGCCAGGAGCCAGTCCATTCTCTTCGTATTCCTCTATGTCGATAGATCCTTCCTGTACAGACAGGTTACCGAGGGCAATACGCTTGATAAACTCGTGGATTCTGTTCAGACAGCCGTTGTATGCTCTCTGGCGTGGAATGAGGTCTTCGATAACTGATTTTCCGAAGAACTGTCCTGCAACCTCACGGCATACGCACTGTACGAGAGGAATTCTGCTGTACGGCAGATCGCCGTAATAGACAAGTTCTGAATCACCGACAATGATGATCATCTGTCCGTTTGGCTTGTATTTCGACGGTCTCTCAAAGTAGGTAATTACCTTCTGAGCATTATCGAAACTCCTGTGACCAAGCGAAACGACTGTATTCTCATATCCGAAGCCGCCGCCTGATGCCACAGGGGTGAGTTCAAATGTTTCAACACTTGTTCCCTCAACCTTGATCCCATACAGATCGTAGATGTCCTCAACAGTCTTTACCTGCTCCAGGATAATGGATCGCTGTGCCTCAACAGTCTGCTTGAATATGCTCTCCGGGAACACCTCATACGGCGTGATAAGGCCATAATCGATGTCGCCCTGGCGATAAGCAACCTCACGTTTCCGGGTGTTGCCGTTCTCGTCTTCATCAATCACTGTTTTGGTGGCGAACAGTTCGCCTTTATCCTTGTCCCACCAAGACAGCCAAAAACAGTTGCCGCACAGTTCGTTCCAATGAATCAGGGTGTTTTTCTTCGATTCAAAGTCAGATGTCTTCTGTACGTACTGCAGGACGCTTGTCGAAACCTCTGCTTTCGCATAATCATCAAGTTCGTTGGTCGCAGGCTTGACTTTCATCATGAAATTAATCTTCTTCAGATTCGCTATACGGGTTTCGATCAGGGGAGCAATTTGGTTGAAAGCCTCTCGCTCCAACCAATCATATACCGGCTCTAACTGCTCAATGTCTCCCCGGTACGGGTTGATATCGCAGTATTGGTTGCCGACAAGGAAGTTGGCATTGAGAGTCCACTGACGCTCCAAAGCAGATCGCTCTGTTCTTCGCATCTCAAGGTCATCAAGCACTTTTTTGATGATGTCTTCCTTAAACAGCGTTTCGCCATCCTCGTTGACGTCAATCACCTTTGCATCGTCAGGATCCTCAGCTTTTTTGCTGAATAGGCTCCCTACAGATGCCACAATACCACCAACCGGTGGTGAAATTCTCCAGTTCATTATTCATCGTCACCCCCTTTTCGTTGTCGCCATCGACTCAGCACACGGGAATGCGCTGATGCCTGGTAGCCGGGCGAATCACCTTTGTATTCCGTCAGATTCTTGCTCATGATGCGGTCGTAAAGGTCTTTTCGCTCATAATGATGAATAATCTGCTGAATCAGGATAACGCCACACAGGGCGTAAACTGCGCCCGTCATCACGCTTCATCCTTATGCTTTGCGGCAATGTGCTTCTGAAGACCGAGTTCAGACTTGCACACCTGACCGCAGTGCGGACAAACGTAGAACTCTTCCTCATGGATGTCCTCAGCAGGCGCTTCCTGTTGCTGTAAAAGGGCACTGTTGTCTGTAGTGAAGGACTCTTCCTCATGGATGTCCTCAGCAGGGCTTACTGCGCCGGCATTAAAGAACAAAGGCGGCACAGATGTTTTCTTCTTCGGAGCGTTTGCGCCGATCTGACCGGACTCAATTGCCTTAAATGCTTTCAGCAGGCACTCCTTACAGGCAATGACTGTGTTGCCAACCTCACTGGTCAGGGAGATGGCATAAGAGTCTGTGTGCTTACAGCCTCTGACGCCGCACTTTCTCTTTACTCGTCTAACGTACATTCCTTTTCAACTCCTCTAATAATAGCTTTTTCTCGACTTTGATCCTTTCAAACGCTTATTGCGATATCGGTCAATGTCTTTTTCAAACTGATTTCGTGTATCCTCTTCTTTGGTCGGGTACACATACTGCAGACAAAAATACCGCAAGGCATCAGGTAAATGGGTGATGTCGTGCGGCTCTGTCATACAATCAGTCGGTTTCTTTATATCTCGTTGCAATGCAGGCAGGCACTCAATGAGGCCTGTGCAGGTGGAGAATATCTTTATCCGGCTTTCGCCGTTTTTTATTGTCAAAAGCTCTTTCACAGCAAGCCATCCCGCTTCACGATTGCGGTTTCCTTTATGAAGCGTCAGGCCGTGCTCCTGGAAGAGATCGGCTTTGCTCTTTGCCGATTCCTGCGATCTTGCCCACAGGTCATCCGGGGCGACAGTGTAAAGGATCGTCTCATCCTCTGATAAACTCAGAACGTCATGCGCTCCGGCAGAAATGACTTTGTCGCTCTCGGCATATTCCCGGTAAACATAATAATCGCCTCGCTCGTCAATGGCGATCCACAAACAAGCCAGGCAGTCGAGTCCGTAGTCAATGGCCCGGTACCGCTTCCAATGACCAGGAATGGCAAAAGGTTCTACGACGTGTACGCTCCGATCAAATTCGGAGAAATACTGCCCTGCGAGCATGTCCCAGTTGCCGTCACGCCACGCTTGCCGCAGACCGTCTGACAGGTTATTCAGCATATTCACGTAGCCCGGATCGCTGTCGAGCAGTACCCTGTTATCAAAAATAGTCGCCGGTATGAACTCGTAGTCGTCCGGGCACTCCGTGTCTTTATATCTACGGCTCACGAAAAGGCGTTTCACCCATTCGTGACCAACGCCGCCGGGATTGCAGGTGAGATACATCCGCTTCGGAAAGCTGTTCGCACCACGCAAACAGGCCGTAAGCGTTTCAAACTGAAACTCGGTAAACTGTGTCGCCTCATCGATTATGATGATGTCGTACTCTTGGCCTTGATACTGCAGGACATCAGCTTCAGATGCGCAGTACCCAAGCTCCAATATACTCCCGTTGGGGAAGTAGAAGCACTTCTCCTGTCGGGAATACCTCGCCAGTCCTTTCAATAACGGCTCCAGCATTCTGACGTGGTTGCGTTCCAAATCCTTGTACGTTCTTCTGAGTAGCAGAATCCGTATGCCGGGGTAGTACAGGGCTAACAGGGGACCTTTCCGGTCTATCGCCCAAGACTTACCGCCACCACGCGCACCGCCATACGCCACAAAGCGACTGCGGGCTTTAAAGAATGCCGCCTGCTTTGGGTTCATGGTGCTTATGTCAATGACGGTCGTGTTATCCGGCATATTCATCTATCCCTTCAGGGAGCTTGATGCTTACCGACACGTTGTCTGTTGAGCCGCCCTCAGCCAGCGCACGCTTATCGTACAACGTGCCAATCGCTGTGGTTATGGCTTTAACATCGTATAACTGCAGGCCTCTGAGCTTGGTTATCAGAATGCTCTTCTCCTGCTGGCTAAGCTGAATCTTGTTTGTGTCGGCGATCTCCTGAATGAACAAATCGAGCTCTGCTTCCTGCTCAAGTGCTCTGTTGAATCGCCTCTCCAAGAGAGTGAGTCCCTTTTCAATGATCGCCGTTGCCGACTCAGAAAAGCTTGCTTTTGTTTCGTCGCTTAGTTTCACGAAATCAGGATTGTCCTTGTTCTCCAAATATGTCTCTCTGACGGTCGTATACGGAATGTCGAGGTCTCTTGATGTCTGCTTGAAGTTTCCGGTCACGGCGTAGGATGCCATAATTTTATACACCTGTTCCGGACTTATCTTCTGTCCTCTTGACACGTTTCTCACCACTTTTCGTTTTAAGATTTTCGGAATACGTAGAAACAGGAAGCGGTCTCAATGGCAAAAGACTGCTTCCTGTTTCTGCAATAGAAAGGAGGTATGACGGATAAGCAAGTAAATTTACCCACGACCCGCAATATCATATTAGCACGTATGGCCGGGACAATCGGGACAAAATAAAAATTTTTTGAACTTTTTTGAAAAAAGTGCTTGACAAACTACGACAGCGGTCGTATAATGAGCTTGACAGATACGACCGCAGTCGTACAAAAAACCGAAAAGGAGACGATGAAACATGAAAACCAAGTACGTATGCAGAGGCATCAAAAATGCAAAGATGCAGGAAGCGATCCGAGACAATTCCCGAAACGGAAACCACTTCTTTGATAAAGACACAATGACTTTTTGGGGTAGCACAGTGGAATACGGAATGCTTCCAAACAACGCCTTCGTAACAAGTGAAGACAACTTCGATAGAAGCCGGCGGTTGTTCTCAGTCAGACAGTATGACTGGAATACACACGAGGTTGACACAATCACATTCCAACAGCACGATGACCTGAACGAAGCAATTTTGTATGCAAAGAACGTAGATTCCAACGAAAAGGAGACGATGAACCTTGGGAACTTACAACAGTAAAACAGTAACACTGAAGCTCAAACGGATTGATGTGTGCGACTTGATTTTAGCGGTCGGTTGCATAACACGTGAGAGCGACGCCGAGAAATGGGAGAAGCTTCACGACAAACTCTCTGAGATGTTGCACGAGTGGGACGAAAAACACGCAGAGTGACGGAGCTATACGCTCCGGTAATGCGGTCAGGCAGACGGTCACAAACCCCGACAGCCGCAAAAAACACAAAGGAGAATGATCATGAAATCACTGAAAGAAGTATTGTTCACCAACGCACTGTACTGCAAAGACAAAGCTCGGGAATGGAAAAATCTCTTCGGAGAGTTCGACAACGCAGTGTATGACTCGTACAAAGCTCAGTACAACATCCTTCTGAACGTAATCACTGAGGCCGATCTCTTGCCGGAATGGGACGCTCACCTGAAAACAGTATTCCTGCAAAGAGAAGGTTTGGCGCGGCTCGAAAAGGAGGACTCGAAATGAAAAAGCTCTTGAAATCCGTTGCGATCCTGATGCTCTGCTCCGTTTACCTGTGGGTAGGACTCAGCTACGCAGAGGTGCTGGTCAAGAATCACCGGCCGAATCCGGAATATTCCGAAAGCAACATCCTTTACGTTTTCGCACAAGCCAATGCAGAGTGACGGAGCTTAAAGCTCCGGTAATGCGGACAGTCAGACGGTCACAATC